GCGATTGGAAATGTAGTTCCATAACGCGTCGCGATGCGCTGCCAATAAGTATACCGTGCATAAACTGACGAGCAGCGGCGTCTAACTGTAATATATTGGGGCTTCGAATTTGAATTATTCTGATCGTACCAATAATAATTCCCATAATTAACAATCTTATCAATATCAACAGGCGGGACCCAGTTGAACGATTGGGTCTTAAAAATTTCTTGCAGGCGGGCAGGATCGACGCCGTGGCGAATAAGCTCATTGAGCAAATCTTTCCACGTCGCCATATGTTTTACTGAGCCTATCTGATTATACAATGCGGGTTGTAATTGGTGTGCTTGCCGGTGCACATCATATTCTACAATGGCCTTGTCGCCAGTATTTTTCCCAATCGCACCATATACTCTTTTAGTTTCTGGTTTAGTTAAGAAGCGATTAAATGTATTTTCGAAAACTGAACGATTAACATCTGAATCGTAAACATCAGGAAGTAGCTCGTGCAGCTTGGTTCGTGGCTTTTTGTAATCTGAAAAATCGTTGATGTTAGACACTCGTTGTTCCACCCATTTATTATATTCATTATTTATTGGGCGTGCCCCGCGTCATTTTTCTATTGTCTGATATTATCTGCGGTGTACGACTGGACTATTTCTATATCCGTTGTATTAATGTCGGGAAGAAACAACTCATCTTCCTTTGCTTGAATTTGGAATAAATCACCAAACTGATTTGCAGCATTAACGGGGACAATAACAATAGAATCTATCTCGGGGCCTAGCACAGTGTGAATATAGGTTGAAAGTTCAGTAAAGAAAAGTGTCTCACCAAATTCCCAATAATTGACGTCAAAGAAAGTACGAATTGCTTGTACAATACGAACCTTGACCTCGTTGTCTGTTAAATTAGTATATTGCGAACGTATAACTTTAAATTTCGCTCTGAGGGGTGGATCTGCATTGGGTCCAAATAAAATTTTAAAATTTCCAGGATGCAAAATAACAGTATCAGAAATCATCTTCTTATCAATGAGACCACTGTATGAATTGCGAAGTTCATATGATGTAGGCATATCGGGTCTGAATGATGTGCGTCCTTGTATCCAGTTTCTTAATTCGGTATAATAACCCTTTGTTACGATGAAAATATCAATAATATTAGTATGCGCAGGATCGACTAAATTAAATCTAGGCGTGTTATGAAACCAACCAAAATTCATCGGGTATCTGCCACTTTCGCGCTTATAAGTTCGCTGTTGTTCGGATAATGCATTATTGGCTGTGAATAAACGCCGAACAGTGTCGTTTTCAATAGTTGGATGCCAAGGTTCAAAAATAGAATCTCGCGCAAAATAGCAAAAAGAATTAAATGAAATATTGACTAAATCACCATAATCTAATGAGCCTGTCGTGCCGAATGCTACTTGATTCAAAATTTCTTCATCTGCCAGATCGCCGGGAATAACTAAAGAACCCGATGCGAAAGTCCATCTAATTCCGTTGACTAAAATAGTAAGGTCTTCATCCCCAAATCCTGCAAGATACGTCTCATTGAGCGGTAATGTCATGACACCGGTTGATTCATTATAATAACCATTGTCAATATACCATTGCACTGTATGTTCAATAGTATAATAAAAAATATAATCCATAATCATATTATCTGGGATACCATCTCCATTGACATCCGCGGGGAGTATTTGAACTGTATTAATATCCGGTAATCCACTGTTGGGTAGACTTTGCTCAACCAACTCCTGCTGCACAATAGCAAAATCTTTGTTAGAATCGAGAATTCCACTATCATCTAACTTTGGATTCGCTTTAAGAATTGTCAAGCGATCTAGCTTGCTATCGAGCGTATCATAATTAATAACGCGCTGGCCTTGATTGGTATTCCAGAATTTAGTTGTAGCGCTATGTGCTAATAATTTTTTCACCGCTGATTCTACCGTCCATCCTGCATGAATCGACCCGACGAATGTGGGTGTAATACGTATCATCCAAATAGACTCTGAATTGCCATAAGCACATCCCGGAACACTCGGTTGATATGTAGCGGTGTATGGAGGAGCGGTGGTCTCCACATCGCATGGATGACTAGGAGCAATCCACTCGTCATAAATTGGCGAATAGAAGAAATCTACGTAAGAAACACTATTGCTCTGGAGCGTTTGATTTACAGCGTCAATTAAAGATTGTAACTCTGTTTTTGTAGGGTCAAAAATATACGCCTTTGTGGAAAATACGGTTCTTACCTCTGAAGTAGTTGTGCCTAGGCGTTGCATTTCAGGCGCGATGATATTGAAAAAATTCGATGTTGCTAACAAAGGCTCAACATAATTAAAAATTAACTCTTCGGCCACTATCGGCAAGTTAACAGAAATTGAATTTCCCGAAGTGGGTTCCTTCTTAATCCAATAAACCGCAATATCATCTCCAAATATTTTTACATTATCATAATAATCGCGCGGATCATGCCATGTATTATACTTCGAATCACCAGCAAAGGTGCGATTTATAGCGCGTAGTTTTAAAATCGTCGGGTCTTGAAGCATGTATACATTATAATCGCGCCCGTTTACCATTCTATCCTGTGAATAATAAACAGATGGTGCGGCCCGGCGAATATGTTCAACATCTTCCGATGCAGAATTATTCAATAATGAATTGACTAATGAAAATGTAAAGTTAAACGTTTGGACTGAATTAGTTGCATCTTGATATGTAAATGTGGTAAATTGATTCGAGACAGAGCCACGCGGTATCACTACATCTTCATTAGCAGATGTTCTATACCAAATATGGAATGTACCCTTGGGGATGTCGGCGAACTCATCATCACCAAAAATTAATCGCGCATTATCATTAGCAAGGGTCTCTACTTCAAATTTGCGTCGATTTTTAGCCGTATTGTAAATAACATTCTCAGTACTGATTGCATCAACTTCTACCCATTCTCCAAAGCGCAACTCGCTATCAGAAAAATGTGTTTGTTGAGACTGTGAGGGATCAACTATGTAAATTTCTTTCGTTGTCGGATCGATATTATTAACCCAAATGTCAGTATCATTAATATTCGCATTGTTGAACTCGTATACTTGGTTCGGAGTCACGCCGTCGAAATTAGTCTCAATATAATTCAACGTGCCTTGCTTAGTCATCATGAAGAAGCCTGTATAATCGGAACCATCTCCTAATCCGTCCGAGCCATATAGGATTGTAAATTTCCCGTTATACTCAGGCCGTTTCTCAACAGGACCACTTTCTGTTAACTGAACAGGAACTAATTCCATCGGATAATTAGCCCCAACCACAGCCACAGTATATGTAAACGCTGATTTACCATTCGTCGCTAAGCTATTATTGTTCAACGAATATAATTCAAAAACAACATCGTCAATTTGCACACGCTCATTCGGGGTAACTGTTCCGAAACTCTGTTCTAAAACGCGGTTCATTACTAGAAAGAATTGTTCTCTCCAATCAGGATTATTAAGATCATTCCAAGTAATAATTCTATTAGCGAGGTTGCGACCGGATGAATCAAAAATTTGTTCTGTTGTTCGCACAGATGTAATCTTTACAAGACCGCGAGCAGGAATGCAGCGGGAGGCCTTATATGAGATTAATTTGGCTAAACGAAGTACTGACTCCTTACGCTGTGCGTCAGTTATTAAATTTTCATGTGCGTTAAGGTCGAAACGATAGGCGAGTAATTCACCCACATACGCGAAGAGTTCAAGAATAGCGATAAACTCGCTACTCTCTATATAATCATTAAAATCTTCCGGAAAATATAATTTAATATAATCCAGAAGACTTTCTTTAATAGTAGTATAATCAAAGGCATTGAAGTTCACTTGCTGAAATGCTTCATATGCTCTTTCCCAGTTCTCGGCTCGTGAAATTATTCTTGACATATAATATATTTATCATGGGGGGAAGTACATGTTTAGCAACAAATCAAAAGAATTTGCAACACTAGCACAAAATGTAAATGACCTAAAAATCATCACGAGAAAGTACGCATCTGTAATTGAGCAAATTAAAGAAGAAACTAATTTTCTCCCGAATAAATCAAAACTGCGCCAGCGACTGTGGTATATACAAAATAATACAATAGAGCATCCTAGATGCAAAACTTGTGGAAATCCTATTCTTATATGGCACAACGAAAATATGCCAGAATATTGTTCAACAAAATGTCAATGTTGTGCCGTTGATGTAAAAAACAAAAGACTACAAACAAGACATCAACAATGTATATCATCGGCGAAAAATCTACTGAAGAACAAAGAATTTCTCGAAGAACAATTTTTTATACTCAAAAAAACATCTAAACAAATAGCAGAAGAACTTAATGTATCATATTATGATATATTAAGACAATTTAAGAAACACTTTAAAATAACATCAATAAATCAACTAATAGAATATGCCAAACAAGTGCGCGACATTCGCATCCTCGTTTCATATAAAAATCAACAAGATAGAATTATTATAGAACAAATTAATCAACAAACCTCATTTCTGCCAAATAAAAGTGAAATTCGCGAACGACTATGGTATATTGAAAATAATACTCAAAGACCACCAAAATGTAAAATATGCGATAATAATGTAAAATGGAACCACACAAATCAAGAATTCTACACATACTGTTCTGCTAAATGCCAAGGTAAAGATTCAGATATTATTACAAAGCGCGAGCAAACAAATCTACAGAAAACGGGCAGACGATATTGGAATCAACAGCATATAACGATTGACGCCATATCAAAACTCCAAGATAAAGACTGGATGCATAATCAACATTTTGTTCTTAAAAAACCACTTACGACAATCGCAGAAGAATTGAACGTTCATCCCTTGCTACCGGCACAATATCTTGACAGATATGACATAAATGGCCATTTTTGGTATAATTCACAGCCTACGCAAGATATCGCAAATTATATTTCTTCAACAATTAATTTAGATATCATTACCAACAACAGACAAATAATAGCGCCATATGAAATTGATATTTTCATTCCCGTGAAAAAAATAGCAATAGAATTTAATGGAATATATTGGCATTCGGAAAATAACGGCATTGATAGAGACTATCATTTAAAAAAAACACTATTATGTGAAAAAAACAACATAAGACTCATTCATATATTTGAATCAGCATGGAGATATAAAAAAGAAATAGTAATCTCAAGATTAAACACTATTCTTAACGCTAAATGTATTCGCAAAATTAATGGCCGAGACTGCTTTATTCGCGAATTAAATAATTCAACTACTTCGAATTTCATTAATGCGAACCACATTCAAGGGCATATTAATTCAAAAATTAATATTGGATTATTTTACAATGAAGAATTAGTAGCAATTATGACTTTTGGTAAACCTAGATTTGATAAAAAATATCAATATGAACTCCTAAGATATTGTTCTTCAATCAATACCATCATTCATGGTGGTGCTTCAAAATTATTTAATTATTTTATAAATGAATATAATCCTCAAAACATTATAACATATAGCGATAAATCATGGAACACAGGAAAATTGTACCGCATATTAGGATTTGAATTTTCTCATACGAGCGGTCCGAATTATTGGTACTTTAAAAATAATTCTTATACCTTACATTCGCGTGTTAAATTTCAAAAGCATAAATTATCGAAAATACTTAAAATTTTTGACCCCAGCTTAACAGAGTGGGAGAACATGAAAAATAACGGATATAACAGAATTTGGGATTGCGGAAATGATGTGTGGGCGTGGCAGAAATAATTACTGCTGTGCCTCAAATTCAAGTCTTAATTCAAAAGTGTCTACTAAATTTAATTCCACATATCTTAAATCAGCAGTGACTAAAATTGTGTTATTATCATAATCTGGTACAAGATTAAAATTAATCAAGCTAACACGCGGATCATAATTTATAACGTATAAAATCTCATCTCTAAGTATTTCGAGCGTTTCTTCATCAAGTGGTTCGAATACTAATTCTGGTATTACTGTGCCAAATCTAGGCATCATCACTCTCGAACCTCTCTTCGTGTATATGTGATTTAAAAGGTCCATCTTTACAAGCTCAATATCATTGAGCTTAAAAGTTTTATTTTTCTGGAATTCAAATGATGAAAAACCTTTATAAAGCGCCATAATATACCCCCCTTTATCTCATTTATTTATCCACGGGGTTATCTGTGCCATTTTGGATTTCTACTAAAATCAATGCCGCGAGCTGCGCTGCTCTTCCCAACATTCTTATCAGTATAGGTGTATTCAGGCTTATGCCCATTTCCATCATTACCATCAGCAGATTTATCCATGTATGTACGTGCCCACGGTTCATGCTCAGGTACTCGTGAAGTCCAGAAGGCAGCCGCATCACCAGCCACATCCGCCGGATCGGGTGCGGGGCCATTGAGATGTATCTCTGCACCTTGAACAACGGTATTCCCACCTGAAAGGTAATTTAATGTAGAACCGGCTGTCCATAAACCTCTACCGCCCGACTTAATATGCGCGTCTCCTCCTGATTGTATTTTTACATCGGCAGAAGCATGAAGACGCGCATTTGCATCTGTTTTCATATGTAAATCTGCGCCGCTATGAATGCGGCATTCGCTAGGTGTTTGAAGATGGATGCCTTGCTTCGCATGCATCCTTATAGTTTGATCAGAGGTCATATTAATATCCCCACCGGCACGAATAGACAAATCCTTCATGGAATAGATATCGATGGTTCCTTTTTCATCTATTTCTATCCATGTCTGGCCCTGCGCGGTACTGATATAAATGCGTTCATTCGTATCATCCATTATCACCTGGTGACCGCCTGTTGTCCTTAATCTAACGCGGCAATTCCAGTTTCGATCATCCATCGATAACGAGTGCATGCCCGGGGATGTAAATGTATATGTTTGTGGATCATAATTTGCTTGATTATATGAACGCTCGGATGTCTTGTTTGGAAATTCGCGGCTCTTATCATATCCCGTACAAAAAATATTACGTTGATCGCCATTTTCTTCAGTAAAGGTATAATTAAAGTCATCCGGTTGAACAAATTGCTGCGTGAATCCATAAAAATTAAGCATCTCAGGATTTAACGCAGTCACCGCAGTGTCGACTCCACGCGTGCGCCACTCCATATTACGGCGAGGTTCGCTTGGTGTCCCGCCAACTAATGATTCCCCAGCCTTTGTAAATGCGGTCGTGTAATTAGTATACATCGGCTCTAGGGGTCGCATTCCAGATGCGAAAGGACCATCAGGTAATCCATTTTGATTTTGATAGGCATATGCGCCATGGGGAAGTGTATGTGTAAATAAATGAGGAGACAAGCAGCCCAACCATATTCGCGCACTCGTATCACCATTAAGACAAGCAACGACTACCCACGAATTCAATTTAGGAATAGCAAAAAAACCATAAGCATTTGCGCCATTTACCGGCGAATCTTCGCGGCCGCGAGTACCGTGCGTAATAACACCATTGAAAGGTGTGACGGGCATCGCCCATGGCACATCTCTTATATCTTTTATATTTTGATCACCTAAATTTGCGCAGAATACTTGGACGCGTCCAGCTTGATCTGGGTCGTTGGTATTAACAACTTGACCTAAAGTTATTTTAGTTGCCTCTGTTTCTCCGCGCCCCAGTAATTTCGCAGCATCCCCATATATCATATTTGTTATCCTAATGTAAATGTAGTCGCAGTAAGCAGATCAGCTTGCACTTGCGCCACTGTCTGTCCCTCAATAGCAACCGGCTCTTGCGTTGGCGCAGGTGCTATCGTTGGCTGTGTCGGTGAAGGTACCGTTGTCTGTTGTGTTGAAGCCGGAGCCGTTGTTGGTTGCTGAGCTACTTGTGTATTACCAGAAGCTCCACCATAGGTCGCTAAAGCATTCTGCGCATATTGCGTTCTTTTACCAAGATCGTGACCACTACTGCGTTCATAAAATTTATCAACAACGGCGGTTGCTTCCTCAACACTCGTCGCATTCTTAAACTTAGCGCCCGCCCTCTTCTCTGTATTATTCATCTCCCAATGCGCAAATTCTAATTGTGTATCTATATCATCTATGGATGTGCCGCGTTGTCGAGCAAATTTTTGTAAATTAAGAAGCCTGTCATTTCTCCATTGTCCTATTCCATATGCTCCTTCTCTTTCATTGAAGGTAGTTGGGTTAAATGAACTTTCTTGTTGGAAATTGCCTGTTATTGCCGCGGCTTGTTCATCAGTATATCCCTTTGATTTCCAAAAATTAAAGGATTTATTTCGATTCGCCTCTGCTTTCGCATTACTAAGTGGTGCACTTGATCCTTGAGACACGCTTGACCTTTGAACAGCACTTGATCCTTGGGCACTATTGCTTGTTGGTGAATTAGCAGACGTTGATGTGGTGGGTTGGCGCGTATTGGTTAAATCCTCATCGCTATTGCATTGTTCACTAGTAGAAGCTTGTCCATCATCTGTCAAGATAGTGAATAATTCTAATTCTTGTTTGAACAAGCCATTATCAAAAATATTATTAATTGTACTAATATAATAATATCCTTGATACCAGAAATTTTCGTAAGTAGTATTTTCTTCACCGGCACCAGCTGCGGGAAATTTTACATTTATTTTTATAAACACAGGTTTATCGCGATATGTCGCCCCGGCGCGCTGTTGAAGAATGCTAGCAGCCTGTTGCCCGTCGCTATCACTAAGTATTCCCGAAGTAAACGATTGGCCTCGCCTCACATCTCCCGATGCCTCAGCTTCCTTTGGCAATAAGCAAAAATCATTTAATAATACAGGATTACCATGTATTACGATTCGCGTCGCCATATTTTCCATAGCGGCATAACGCGACAATAAATTCCAATACGATGCGGCCGACATTGGAAATGCATTGCCTCGAAGATTGGCACTTTCAATAGGCATAGATGGGACGAAAGTACGCTTCCCACGGAAAGTATTCCCTTCATTTGCAACCGAAGCGGTACCTCCTATAGCGCCCACATTTTGCGGTATATAGCCTTGGACTACATGGTTGGCGACTGGTGCATTCAGCGATGTTGTGGCTGAATATAAAAATGAGTTTGCGAATTGCAATTTCATGTCAAAATCAATGATATCTATATTATGCCCAGTATAAATATAATCGAATTCTAACGTGGGGTCATCCTCAGCTGGTGCGAAACCTTTGGAGGGGTTATCGCTGGGCACAACCACCTGCGTCATGTCAATTATTTTGTAGATTATTTGGTCTTTATCAATACCGTGTTTATATGTGGTCCCTATAACGGCGGTTCGAACTTCCTTTCTATTATCTGGACCAACAGGTTTTCTCTCATCCAATATCTCTTTACTCGACATGATAAGTTGCTGCAATAGAGTATAAATGTCTCCTTTGGTATCATTTGTTATAGTAAAATTACCTTTCCCATCTTCCGGGACAGTCGCAGTCCCCACCTTATAATTACCCGATTTATAATGTTCCGATAAAGTAAACACATACTCTAGGTCTTTAAATGCTTCATCAAATCCAATCTTCACACCGTTGCGCTCCAGGGAACACTTTACCTGTTCTTTACTACGCGTGTATTGTTGTTTGATTACACCTTCTAAATGTTTTAACGCGTCCTCCAGCGACATGCCTTTAGTAAATGTAACAGTTAATCCCTTCGCAACAGCGCCATTAGCAGGTATATGCGCCGCGCCATCATTTATACCTTGCATAGTTAATACAAAATCCGTCCCTGTTTGAGTAACAGACGCAGTAATATTAGTCAAATAAAAGAGAAAAGGCTTTATCGCAGTGATAAATGTTGTTGAATTATCGGAATCTACTTGATCCTTGTGTCCAACAAAGATTGTCTTAATCAAATATGATAAACTTTGCGGCTCGGCGCCTAGATACGTACAGGCGGATAGAATCTTAGTAAGAAACATCACGGCGCCGGTTTCATGAATATCAATTTCACCTGATGTCATCATCGACATAGCTTTATGATCAGTCCCAAGGTTTGTCATTATACTCCACTTCGCCGAGACAATATATGTCTGCGCATCTGTCATTCCATTAATAAGAACAACATAACGGCCACCGCCGATGGTTCCTTCCCGCAGACCTGATGGACCAGTCTCTATCATATAAGGATCTATATTATCGGTCTCCGCCAAGGAGGCGGCAACATCGGAACTTTCGCATACCACTAATATATGATGATACGCATAGCTTCTATAAGTAGATAAAATGTTTAATGGTCTTGACATTATTGTCCTGTGCCGAGTATTTGTAATATCAATCTGCTTCTTGTAGGTAATTTAATAACCACATCGCTAACAAGCTCTGTTTCTATATCAACAATGTTATTATACTGTAAAACTAACCACGCATATATTGGTGTGCCGTAAACATGATTAGATATCAAATCTGGCCTCTTTTCAACTCCTTTAGCAATGATATAAATGATATCATCAACAGAAGTTGGAATATTTCGCTGTGTCCACCAGCCAAGTCGGTATTGCAATCGCTCTGTACTGCCGCCTTGCGAATAACGACCATATTTTATATCCACAGAATTTGTTACTCTACCCGTAAATTTACTCGTCATTAGAACCCCTTGAGTATTCCTAATTTAAATTGCTTGAGATCAAATTTCTCATATTCACGACCCGAATGTGTCTCTGTTAAACTTATTGAAATGTTCATAAACACCGGCATCGGCACTGTAGATGTAATCATCGTACTATCTTTGACGGGAATATAATCCACATCATTATTATATGGAATCGATAATGAAGTGATAACAACAGGAACTCGACGTATATGTTCTAAACTTGCAGATGTATTCGAAGATGAAGCCTCATCTGCAGATGGTACATTAGAATATGCACTTAAAAGTAATATTTTCGGTGGAGCACCAAGAATCTCATCAGATGTTCCCACATTTTCACTTACGGCGCCGCCAGAACTTGTTCCTTGAGAAGTTATTTTGCCGATGCCGAATACAGGCATACACCACGAACGAAGCATTTGTAAAATATAAAGATTATTTGCACCTTCTTGCGCATTACGAGATACTAAATTAGCATCTATGCTAAACGTCCGGCTCGATGTATTTTTATATATCATTATTTGCCCGGGCGCGTGAATGGGGTCTAGCGCTGTGTAATTAACACTTCGCGATTCTGTTAAATTAGGGGTAGCATAGAATACAACCCGTTGATTGGGCTCTAATTGTGAGCGCAACTTTACTTTATAAACGTTGTCGTATGTAGCCACTTGAATATATTCCTCTTGTAATGAAAAATATTTATCACTATTGA